CTAAAAACTTACTTGAAGTAGTTAAGCTTCCAGACACATTTCTACGGAAAACATCAAGCTGACATTCCTTTAGAATTCGCTCTTCAGAATTTATAATAAATCTGGATAACTGATTCGTGAATGTCGTCTCCGTATTCTGCGTATAATCCTGAATGGCGCTTTTCAATGTTGTGAAAGTATAAGCCATATTATGCGCTCACCGTTACAGGACCAGCCGAAGAAAATCCGCCACCGCCCTTGATGTTTCCTGTGGATGCCGTTCCACTTCCAGACGTAAACGTATAGCTATCGGAGTTGACCTTTGTGATAGAGAATCCGCTGGAGTCCTCTATGGCGCTCTCGGTGAATCCATCAAAAGATTCTACTTTTCTAAAGCGCACTGTATCTCCTGTACTCCTTCCATGTCCTGGTTCCGTAACAGTGATGACGGCTGATCCACTACTCCCAGACTCAAATGAATTAAAAGCAAGAAGAACCGTTGTCGCTGGCTCTGTTCTATCGGGACGGCTTATTCTTAAAGCTTGAGGATCGGTAATATGATGGCGGGGATCAAGCTGGGGTTGTTTTACCTCAAACTCATCTTGTCCGACTAACAACCCATTCCACTCTTTGATCATGCTAGTCAAAGGATAGGCGCGTCCTGATCTGTCGGATATTCCAAGAGCATATTTTCCGCCGGCATATCTGGGCATCTTAAACTCTCAATGACTGATAGGTTGGGACAAGGCGAAGAGGAATACCATGATCGATATCCTGAGAAGCCGCCCTCTCGAATTCCTCCTCATAAAGAACCTTTAAGACTTGCGTTCTTTGAGGAGATTTTTTAAGCGAGATATGATACGCCAGGCCAGCAACAAGACAAGGGAGAAACCTAAAAGGTATGTCTGGGTTATTGGTAGCGGCATCAGCATCCTCGATACGTTTTACTCTGTAATAGATTAAAGAATCCGTTGAATTCTCCGGAAGAGGCCAGATCGTCAATGTGGGGGTGATTTGGCGGTTTATATAAAATTGAGTGGGCCGACCTTGAGTGGTTTTGGTCGGTATGTTCAAATACTCTTGTCGGCTAATTCTAGTCATACCAACATCTTCGCTGCTTCTGCGAAGAACAACTTCAAGGACATCCACAGTGGATTGAACATCGGACAAACTAATAGCCGCCGAAACAGTTGTCGTGGCGGAACTTGAAGACCCGGTTATTGTCTCAGCGGCAGAAAATGTGCCGCTTGGAATAGTTAAAGTGAAGGTAGTCCCTGATGGCTTCGTTATAATATCAGCAGTAGCCCCGCTGGTTCCTCCAGTTATTGTCTCGCCAACGGAAAATGATCCAGAGGCGCCTACGGTCATGGTAATGGCGCCAATAGGATAAGTGGCAATCGCTGATGAAGTTGATAATTGGGCAACAGTTTGAGTGATCTGCTCAATAGTCCAAAGATTAAGACCCCTATTGGACCAATCAGCAAAAAGCAAACTTAGAGAACGACGCGCCGTTTTTGAATCATAACCAGTACGGAGTTCAAGGCCGCAGCGCTCAAAGGCTTCCTCTGTTATCTCGGCCATATCTAGATTGAAGTCAACCGATCCAGAAGTCGCCATATTTTATTCCTTAGCCAAAAAGGGCCGCCTTAATTCCCATAGCCAACTGAGCAAGAATAAGGAATCCAACACCCCATAGTATTTTGTTTACATTATCCACTGATTTCTGAATATGACGTAAGTCATTTGTTTTTATGACTTCTATCTTCTCAGATAATAGCCTCAGTTCTCCGCGAATTTGAACGATATCTAGTTCATTTTTCCGTTCGATATCGCTCATTGTTTTTAGAACTCTTTAACACAATCAAGTACTATCATGTATGTGTCCGCAGCCCCATGCCCAACAGTAGTAAACCTTAAATCTCCCGTGGGACTGGAGGCACTGTTAACAAGTCCTCCAAAAGAAGAAAAGTCGAAATCTCCTTGATAACCAGAAGGAACCTCAACTGCCAACGTATCAGTGCTGGCATCCCATAGAATCTTTACTGACAAGCCAATGGTGCTAAACCATATCTTGTTGATACGAAGATTGCTACAAGCGGTGCCGTCTTGAAGAGTTGATAGGCCAGAGACATCCACTGCCAAAACAGCACTCTGGCCAGTATCAACATAGGTGTAAGCAAAAGATTTGACTAGTTTTCGAGGGCCATCCTCAATGATCTTCTCGGTAAAAGTATCGGCCATAGCCTACTCCTTAATTTCTCCTGACAAGACCATCATCTTCTACGGTTGATCATTAAATTGGATCATGCCATCCGTGGTTCTTTGAGCGGCAACCCAGATATAATCGCACCAGGCAGCATCCGCCGTAGTCGTACCAGACATGGCACAAAACCACGGAGTCAAAGCCGAAGTTGGAATATTCCCCGTAGTGGTGGTTTTCAAGACACGGTCAACATAAAACTCAACCTGTCCCGTCCCTTTGACAATAAAGCCTAAACGACGAGTGTTGGTAATATTTGAAGAAGACTCAGCCCCATCGGCAAAATCAATTCCCGTATCAGTCTTGGTTTCCGTTCCGCCACTATCGCAGTTAGCGTAAATATCAGCGGCGCCTTCAACCAGCAAGAAACCAATCTGGTTATTTGCCGTGAAGGGAACGCCAGTTGCAAATGTGCCATTTTCTGCCAGACCAACGAACATATCCATATCATCAGCATCAGCCACAGCAACCTTGGCCTCAAAAAAGATAAGCTTGCTTGCTTCGGCCATGAAAATTTCATTGCCTTGGATCGAACCACCGGAATTATCGGTTGAGCCATCCCCAGTGGATTTTGCCCATCCGCCAACATGGTCAGCTAGAAGAGTTAACGTACCACTGTTAAGAACAGCCTTGGTCCAATCATCCGTGTCATCAATATCAACACCGGTGAAGTCATCATACTTGAAGACATAGTCTGGATTAACTTGGATCGGGAGATTCTTGAACCATGATCCTAAAGCGCTGGCATCACTACCGTGACCGCTATACATAATAGGACCAGAAAAACGTGTCGTACCCATTGGGGTTCTCCTTACGAAAGATATGCCCTAGAGTCTTCGTAAGCGTCTGCTGGGTCAGTCGCTAGGGCTATGAATCCCAGAAAGTGGGGAGGGGTTTCCCCCTCCCCGTATTCTTTACGCGCCAGGAGATCCAAATACGCAACGCGGATCCGACCACCCAAAGCTATAACGCTCGCGGGCTTTAAACCTCACATTGCCAGTATCGAAATCACCTTCCATCTTAGTGGACATCGGCATACGCTCGAAGTGGATAAATCCCCTTGGAGCATCGGTTTTAACAAACCATGCGTCAGTATCCGTAAGATAGTGGTTAACGACATAGCCTTGCGGAAGCATTCCCATGTTCCGCGTAGCATTAATGTCATTATCCGCCGTACCCGGACGAAGAGTGGATTCAAGAAGACGATCCGCTACGAACTGTAGCGCGGGAGGAACAATCATCTTTTCACCACGTACCGAGACTTTAAGGCCGCGCTCATCAACAAAAGCTGCAATGTCAATAAGAGCATTCTCAAGACTCGTTTCGTTCAAGTCAGCAGCCGTGCTAGGCTCATTGCGAAGATCGTTGTTATTCACAAGAGGATGATCCGTAGCACAAAGCTCCTTAGCATCGCCGCCCGTATACGTACTATCAAAAGCATTATTCAAGGTAGCTGCGCCCTTCACCTGTTTGGTGTTGGCCATGCTACGCGCCAAAGCTTTTGTGTAACGAGAAGCGAGACGGTCATAAAGATTATCCTCGATTGCTTCTTCCGTAATGGAGAAAGCAAGCGCGATAGTCTCATGCGTATACCTTGCAGTATACGCTTCTTGCGCATCATCAAATGAAATTGCCGATCCTTCCGATTTGACGGGTGCTGACCCGAAACCGGAAAGCATGACCTCCTCCTCAAATGCGCGTTCTGAGGATTCAGTATCATAAATCTCGGCAGATTCGTTGTCGTACCTGGCGTACTCAAGTCCAAACAAGGCATTGAGGCCAGGCTCTAGCTCTTTAGCTAATTGAGCTCTACTAATAGCCATCTCTCAAGTCCTCCTATACGCCAGTGGTTGAAGGTGTACCAGCCGCAATAGCACCGTTGTTGCTATTGAAGTGGTTATTCAACCTAACGATTGCTCCGATACCAGCCGCTGAGAAATCAGCATTCTCTGGATCATCAAGCCAACCCACAATCCGCATTTGCAGAGCGGCTGTGGTGGCAATCGTGCTGATTGCCAAACGACCAAGGGACACACCAGTAGCGTCTGTCCCTGTGATAGCTGTCGAGAAGTTAGCGTTAGCGAAAACTGCGGCTCGCGCCGTAGCCTTGCTCGTCCAAGTGGCATCCGTTG